ATTTGCTCAAGCTCCCATTTGAATGCTTTGTCTTTCCTCATCCATTCCCTGTTCTCTTTGATCTGATCGCTAGAGAAATCCAGGTAATACTTCATAGCAAAGGTCGGGGCAATGTTCTCGTTGTTTGTGGCGCTGTTGAAGTTGTTGAACTTCATCTCCCAGAGCTGCTGATCCCTCATAGCCATGAAGGACGTAGGAATATTGAACTCAACGTGGATGTCCGAATCTCTCAGTTTGTACTGTGACCAGAGATCCTTTAGCTTGAGGTGCGAGATGAACGTATCTCTGATGCTTGTGGCAAACTGTCTCTGGAGACGGATGATGAACCTAGCGAATCTCAATTCCTCCCGTGTGATGTCTGTGCCGTCTTTGAAGACGTTCTCGCTATCCATCATGCGGCCAAGAGGCACTTTGAGGCTCTTATAAAGCTGCTTGAGGAAGTAGGAAAGATCGGTGATCTCACCAAGGTTCTGGCCGGTTGCTAGAGAATAGACATCTGAACCATTGCCTTGTGCATCCTTCGGGAAGAAGTAGCTATCAAGCATGGACTGAGGATCATAGACGTTAGTTACCTTGCCTTGCGCACCATCGTAATTCTTCTTGGACCAGTAGTTCTGCATGACCCTCTTGATGTAGGCTTCTGCTTTTGGTGCAGGCATGTTACCAGTGAAAATCTTGAAGACCAGTCTCTCTGGGGCTCTGACAAGACGATAGATAACAATGGAGTCCTCAATGAGGGAAAGCTGACGATATGCTCTCTTAGCATTCTCAATGTAAGGAAGCCTGATGTTCTTAAACTCATTCCAGATACCGGAGTGGATATAAGTGACCTGAGACTTCTGCATGAAGAACATCTCCTGCTCCTTGTTGATGGGTGAGTTGCTGATCGATGTGAGGCCAGCAACAGGCTTCTGGAGAATGAACCCCTTGACGATTTCATTTTGAACGTTTGAGTAGATGGGGTTGATCAGCTCAGAAGGGATACTGACAAGACCAATGATACCATAGTCTTTGTGGTCCTCATCAATGACGTTTTCAAAGAAGAGCTCTCCATCAATGAGGAACTGACGGAAGTATTCCCACCCTGAGTCCTCCAGATCGAAGATCATAATGAACCGCTTGAACTCTTTGAACAAACGATCCTTAACTTCTTTGGAGTAGTTACCCCTCAGAACAAACTTAGCAATATCACCATTGTCATCTTTGACAATACACTCATCACAGATTTCATCCAGACAGTCAGCGAGGACTGCATAAGCAGCCATACGACGATAATCCAAAAGCCTACGGTATTTGTCTTTGTCAATTGTGGCATAGACAAAAGCCTGGTAGTCTTTATTGATTGCAACAGAACCAGGAGTACCAATGGGTAACGTGCCAGGGCCACTAAACCCTTCGGTTGCATCATGGATGAAAACCGAACGATCATGGATCAGCTCATCCTTCTTTGGAGAAACATCTTTGAAATCCTCAAAGCGAGGATTCCTTTTCATCATTGCGTCGATGACCTGATATGCATATGGCAGACGTGACACAAACGCACCCATGAGGGAAGTCTGTGCAAACCCAGAATTTTGGGGTGTCTGAGAATTGCCAGGTACTGCGTTGGCGTTAGTGTATGGTCTATATTGCATGCTGTTCTATTTATTTATTTGTTTGTGAAAGGAAAGGGTTAAACCAGTGTTATTAGTCCATCCACGTATGGTAGCTGATATTCTCCCCATGGTTGAGCACCACCAATCAGTGAACCAACCCCTGCTTCGTTCTGTATCAAGATATCAAAATGCCCTGTTGCTGTAGGCGTTGGGATCTGGATTTGTACGAACGTATCGCTCTCCACTGTAAACGCTGAAGCAGACAGCTGTAGAGCATTGAAAGCCGGGTAAGTTGCAGATAGTCGTTGAGACGACAAAAATGGATTGTGGAGGGATGAGGCCGAAAGGAATGGTGCACCCGAAAGGTAAACGTTCTCGATTCTCAAAAAGCTCTCACCCTTGATGCCTGTGGCCTGACCACTAAGACCTTTCCAGAATGTGTACTGGCTAGTCCTGTGCGGCTGAGGAACTGCACTGACGGATCGAGTCTCAAGATACAACCCCTCATAGTTGAAGAAGTTTGCATCGGCTTTGAAAATCTTTGCATCCCCCTTCTCAGGGAAGCTTTTGAATAACCACCCCTTGATTGTGAAGTTGGTGTTGGCTGCAACTGTTGATTTGGAGCTAGCCGCAAGCTCTTGAGGATATTCATAAGAGACCGTGCCAGACCAAGATACTTGACTGCGAATCTCATGATTGGCCATTTCGGGGATTGTCCATGAAAGAACAATATAGGGATCGAAGTAAGGAACGAAGTTTGAGACAATCTGGTCAATGTCTTCTAGGTACCTGCCTATGATGGAAAAATTAACTGCAATGTCGACAGGGACAGGCTGGGCTAAAGCCCCTGTATAATGGATATCACTGATGTCAAAATTGGACCCCTGGATCTTATTGAAGACACGGCTCACATCGCGGGTGATGCTTCCGACAGATACAGCAACCACAGGAAGCTGAATGTTTTGGGCCTTGTCAGTGAGATCATAGACCACCCTTTGCTTGGGAGCATATAGCATTCGAACAGCAACCGAATCCTGAGGTTCCTTGCTTTTATTGAACCTCTTAATGGTTATGTTGTCCATTGCAGCCATGAACTGCAAAAGGAGGTTACGCACCTCGAACTGGTAGCTATAGTTTTTCATCTCTCTTTCTTATTTAAGAGAGAAATGAATTAGATACCGGACTGATCGATCTCGTTGAACTTAGCTGCGTTAAGCACTGATGTTAGACCATCTGCGCATACGGAGATTTTGCTGAGCATCCAGGGTTCAAACACCTTCTCGAAAGTACCGGAGTTAGCCATATTGGAAAGATTAGAGGCAGCTTCCATGATCGTGTGGATGTTCTGCTTGAGTTCCTTGCATTCATCACAACACTCAGCTGGTGCTTCGATAGCCAATGCAACGCTTGCTACTTCTGGTGCTGGCTCAATTTCCTCAGGAGATGCTTCAGGAGCAGGGCTAACCTCGGGGGCTTCTGGGGACAAATCATCCTCTTCAGCAGGGATGGCCTTATCTGCCGACAGGAAGGTCGACTCATAGAGGCTGGTTAAACTTTTGCGATCTTGGGTATCTAGCATCATAGTAAACTTATTTATGGATTTTGACAAAAAATCAGTTAATATAGAAACATGTCTAAAAGTTGTGTGTGCTTGTATAGTGGTGGAATGGATAGCATGGTGTTGTTTGCACATGCTCTCCGAGAGTATGATGTAGTTTACCCTTTGACGTTTGACTATGGCCAGCGGCACAGGAAAGAGATCAAGATTGCTGCAGAGTACCTCAGGGAATACACAGCTCCGGGCCTCATGCATCAACGTATTGTGGACATGAAGTTCTATAGCCAGTTGGCTCAATCTGCACTGACTGATCTATCCATTGACGTACCTAAGACCAAGGACATCATTGGACATCCACAATCGGTTACATACGTTCCCAATCGCAATATGGTCATGTTGAGTATTGCTGCTGGCTTTGCTGAGTCTGTCAAGGCACAGGATGTGCTGACGGCTATCGTTGCTCTGGATAACCTTTCGGGTTACTATGACTGCGCACCCGAATTTGTTGGGGCTCTCAACAACACACTGGCTCTGAACCGCCTCAATCGCATCGAGATCAAATCTCCTTTGGTTAACATGACCAAGGCTGAGATCATCAAGCAGGGTGTGGAATGGGAAGTGGACTTCTCTCAGACCTGGACGTGCTATAAGGGTGAAGAGATTAGCTGTGGAGAATGCCCAAGCTGTAGCGGTCGCCTGGCAGGGTTCATCGATGCAAAGCTCATTGATCCGTTGCCGTATGCAAAAGATATCAACTGGTCCAAATTCGGATGTAAGGAGATTGCCTAATGTGTGGGATAGCAGGTAGTCTGGAATCATTCGATAAAGGGTTCAGGCTCTATGAATCCAATTTTGATCGTGGTATCTTTTCCTCTGGAATTCTTGCCATTGGCAAGGAACACTTCTTTCTTCATAAGCAAGAGGGTGTCTTCAACAAGGACGAACTGGAGAACATGATGCCTGGAGGATCAAAGAAGTTCTATTGCTTCCTGTTCCACTCCAGAGCTCCAACCAATACTACTGCTGAATGGAGTTATGCGACCACTCACCCATTCAACCACTCAACCTGGTTCGCTGCACAGAATGGAATCATATCAAATCACGCAGAGTTTCCAGAGAAGCATGAGGTCGACTCGGAGTTGATCCCAATACACCTCACATCAAAGAGTATCAAGGACACATTCGAGGCATACAAGGGTTTGCTAACATCCTGGGTGTATAATACAGTTACTGGAGAGGTGGACATCATCAAAGCAGGATCATCCCTATACAAGGACTCCGATTCTTTTTGCACAATCTCATTTGAGGGTAGTGAAGAAGTTCCGGATGGAACTATCTGGAGATTCGATAAGCGATTTGAGAAGAAAGAAGATTTCAATTACCACAACCCCTATTTTATCCTATGATCAAAATCATTACATGCACCCGAAGTAAAGACGTCGAAGAATTTAAGCAACGTCCAATCTATCCTTCACTGGCACCTCACTCATGGAGAGTGGTATGTGATTGTAAAGAAGGCATGTCTGCCACATACAACAAATACATCACGGAGGAGAACAGGGATAACATATTGGTTTTTGTCCACGATGATGTGGAACTAGAGGACCTGTTCCTTGCTGAGAAGCTAGAGGCATCTCCCTATGATGTCACTGGCCTTGCAGGCGCACGAGAGTTCAACAAAACCGCTCCTTCCCTAGCCTGGCATCTCGCTGCAAGTAGAGAATCCCACAGAGGTGAGGTTGCTCACTGTGGGGACGGAAAGGTGTGGACAACTGTGTTTGGAGACACTAGTAGTCGGGTTCTTACGTTAGATGGATTGTTCCTTGCAGTCAAGTGTGGTGCTCTCCTAGACAGGGGTGTTACGTTTGATGAGAACTTCAAATGGCACTTCTATGATCTGGCATTCTGCATGAGGTGTTATGAGAAAGGTGTCTCCTGTGGAGTGCTTCCAATCAGGGTTGTTCATCATGGACTAGGGGATTCTATGATGTCACAAGAGTGGGCAGCATCCCAAATTTTATTCAGAGAGCAATATTGCTAATTGTCAAATTTGTCCTAAGGTATATCCCGATTCCTCAATAACATGGATCGGTTTTCTGAAATTGGTTATGCCATCATTACACCATTTCAGTGAAGAAATGGCTTTGCTTATTTTCTTAGCGCGTTTTTGTTTAATGGGTGCAGAAAGTTTTTCGTAATATTCAGACACAGATTTTGAAATTTTTTCTTTAGCTGATGAGGGCATTTTTATACCTTTATTTTTGCCTATCAAGTGTCTTGCTTTGTTGTATTTTTCTTCCGCTGAAAGAGATTGAAAATGTTTTTTGATGCCCGCCAGTCGTTTCTTTTCAGCTTTTCTGAGTGCCTCAACAGAGCCGTTACTGTTGTTTCTCTCCTTGCGTTCCTCAGCTGTAAATTGTGCCCAATATTTTTTGCTACTTTCAGAACATCTTTTAGCATTTGCAGCTTTTGTTTCTTCTGACCAGGTTTCTATTGTTTCTTTTATTTTCTGTTTTGTGACAGACATCTTCTGTGCCCTGCCCTTAACCATTTTCTTGATGATGGCTTTTTTCTCAATGGGGGTTTTATGACCCCAACCTGCTGTGTCGGATGATGAAGGGGAAATATTATAAAAATTGGGGTTATTAGCAGCATCATATTTCCGCAGCCAAAAATTTTCACGCTCCTGTAATAATTCTCTATCAGTAATTTCAAGAATTTCTTTTTTGAAATTTGCTTTTCCATATTTTTGTATAGCCTTATTCAATAGGGCACCAGATCCAATATACCTGTCATTTGTGGATCCGACGTGTTTGCCTATATATTGTTTGCCGTTTATGGTGTTAGTAGTAAGATATATGTAGGATACTTTCATGAATATATTTACGGTGGTTTCCGTCTTCATGCCGTTGTTTTTTTGAAAAAGTATGATAATATAAAAATATGATTCTGACAGAACAACAAATAACATCAATCAACGCAGGACAAAATTATTACAACGGCGCGGCGTTGGCAGATCGTTTTGCCTATGATTTTTTCAAAAAGGATGTGAGCCGCAATGGCAACATCATTCTCTTCGTGGCTCCAATGAAAGTTGAAGCTGACTTCATGGTTGATAAGGAAGACCTGGTTAGCAAAGACTTCATCTATTCTGAACGTGCAGTCAACGTCCTCATTGAGATTCCTGACATTGGCTTGTATGCTGGTGTATGTTTCCAGAGACTCTTCAACACAGCCATTGCAAACATCCTCACCAACAATTTCCCTGGACAGTACAGCTATAAGATGAAGGGTGATGACATCCTTGTCGATGTACCCGAGAAACGTAAGGCTTCAGTGAGTATCGCAAAATGGGTCAATGGTGCAGTTCTCATTCATACAGGCATTAACATCCATGCTGGTAAAGAGGCTCCTGACTTCGCACACTCCACTGGTCTCACGGAGAATGAAACCCTTCGATTCATGACCTGCATTGAGACTGCATTTGAAAAGATGACACAGGACATCTTCTTGGCTACTACTAAGATCCTCAAGTGACCATATTCGACTACATAAAAAGTATCCTTGTCACTAAGAACAAGGATATGGATTGTGGAACCGAATACGCTCCGTTCATGGTTAATAGGTGGCTGAGCTTCCTTTCACCAGCATCAGCAAAGGCAATCAATGAAACAGTCAATGTTGTGTACTTGGAAGAGAAGAAATTCCATTACATGTTGTTGCTCTCATTGTTTCCCAGAATGAAGTATCAGCCACGTATTAACTACATCAAAAAGGTGAAAGCCACCAAGGAGAAGGAAGATCCCACGATTGCATTGGTTGCTAACAACCTAGAACGTTCCAAACGGGAAATTGAACTACTCAAACATTTTAGTGATGAACAGGTTGCTATCCGTTCAAAAGAAACTAAATAGTTGAGATATGAATAAACTATCTCAAGAAAACCAAGGCATTGGGCCACTCGAGCAATATGCGGGGGACACCCTCCCCTCTGATTACGAGTTCACAGAAATGTTGGGTGATGTGATTATGGCCGTTTATGTGGACACCATCGAAGGCAGCGATGACCTCGTTCGCAATGGCATTGTGCTTCCCAACAACGTTGTTGACCAGAAGGCATGGCGGGTTGGTAAGGCAATTCTCACAGGACCAAAATGCACATCGGTGATGCCAGGTTCCTTCTTCATCTTTCCAGGTGATCGTGGAATCAAGGCACTTCAGCGCAACGGCAAAACAGTCATCTTTTTGAACGAAGATCGTATCTTCGGAATCTGCCAGCCAGTAGAATAATGCGTTTGGGAAGGTCAGCATTGGGTGCATTGCTGGCTCGGAATGCAGTTGAGTTGCGTTTCAGGCGTAGGCATGACAAGCCAGGTTATAAAGACCAAAGACGAATGCTCTGCACTAATGACATGACTCTTCTGCTTTCTGTGGGTGGTAAGAACATTCTTAACTTCGTTCCTGCTCATGGCAGACTACCATACAATGCAGCTGCCTATAATCTAGTGATTGCTTGGGATATCTTCATGCAGGATTTCCGTGCAATCAACTGTGACCAGGTAGATGTCATTGCTGTCCTCCCTACACAACCCCCAGATAAGTTCTGGGATTACTTTAACAACTACCTTGTGCAGATGCCCGCACAACAGAAGATGGGCTTCATGAATACCTAATATGATTAATGCAACAGCAGCAGTAATGGATTTCTTTCCTGGTGAGGAGTTTCTCACAGAATCTCTCCAGAATCAACTATGCCTAACCCTTGATGGGAAGGTTGTCAAAAAAGGACGCTTGCTCCACTTCCGTAAGCAGCACTTCGTCATTGTCCTGACATTCCTCACAGCAAAGGGTAACACTGAGAATACTGAAGTGCCACTTCCATTCTTTATTGAGAGGCATGTAGAAAATGACAAGCCCCTGATATACTTTGACTATCGTCTGAAGCGTATCCTGACAGATGGGGTTTCAAACAACAACTTTGTTAAGTTGTCGTCTAGTCTACAACCCAGTAACTACTTCAACAAGATCCTTGAAATCACTTCGGTGTAGTTGCTAAAGCTAACCCGTTTGGAATAAATAAAAGATATGACAAAGAAATTTGACGCATTCTTTAATGGAACCCTTAGCCTATTGTCCGAAGCCCCTGTCGGATGGGAAGGTGGGGATCTTCCAAGTGACCAAGCCGACCTCTTCAAAGGTGGCAAGTATGGTGAAGGCCCTCGTGACTACAAGATGACAGCCCAGGAAGTTTCTGCTGTCGCAGCAAAACTCAAAGAGGCTCTCCCTTCGAAACTCCCTTGGGAAGGTTTCCGTGATGACGTCCTTGTTCGCATTATCAAAGAAGTGAAGCCGAAGTGGGTGCTGAACAACACAATGTCGTCCAGAGCTGCCCGCGTCATTTATTCTAAGCTCCGTGAGCTTGGTGTTGTCAAGGATGAGAGAGACGGCTACATCTATGGTAGCACTCCGTCCGTACCTGAAGCTGAGGAAGCAGCTGATGAGATTTCAGCAGAGATTTCAGCAGAAGTCCTCGATGCAGAAACCGAGACACCAGCACCTGAGACTCCCGAAGCCGACGAGACAGAAGCATCCGAAGAGGGCGCTGATACGCTCACTCCTAAGCAGGAAGCAATCTTTAACTTTGTCCAGAGCATTGATGGTGGACCAACCAAACAGGAGGTCCTTGATTGGATCGAGCGCCAGTACAGCTACAACAAAGAAGAGCTTGATGACGCCAAGATGGACCTCACAGCTCTCCTGGGATCCAAGATCCTTGTTAAGCAGGGTGACAAGATTGTTGTCCCAGCTGAGAAGGCCCCAAGTGAAGACGATGATGTCGAAGCACTGGAAGCCCCAGTTGATGACGAAGAGTCGTTCATCCGTAGCTACATGGGTGCCGATAAGGCCCCTGGAGCTGGCCAGTTCAACGACTAAGGAACGTCACCATATCAGCAGCTTTTGAAGCGCCAAAGAGATGCCTATCCGCATCCCTCAAAGTATAACCATTTACCTTTGCAAATGCTTTGACGGTCTGAAGGAATTTGGAGTATCCCTCTATAGCTGCTTTTGGTCTTGATGCTGAATAATCTTTACTAATCCCAAGCTGTTGTCTACTTCGATAATCATACACTGTAAACCGATCGGGATACAGCACGGACAATATAGCCGATGCCATAGGCAGACGCAGTTTCCATGTTGTCAATAGGACATTCAATTTCTTGGTGTCGCTATCTGCTTCATGGATCTGTGTAGTGATAGATTTGATCACCTCAGCAAGAGTCTGACCAGGGGACAACGAAAGTAG